GGGACACCGTCCTCTCAGCGACCCGCGTCCTCTTGATGCCCAGCGCGTCGGAGTCGTGGGGCCGGGTCGGCGTCGAAGCAGCATGGCGCGGCATACCCACCATCGCCCATCCCTGCGACGGCATCAAGGAGAGCCTCGGGCCTGCTGCCGTCTACGCGGAGCGGTCGGACACGCGGGCGTGGGTCGAGGCGATCCGTGACCTGGAGCGGCCATCGGTCTACGCGACCCGCCGAGCAGCAGCCCGGAACCGGGCCAGGTTACTGGAAGTCTTGACGATGCGGGATGCGCAGGACACACTCCGCAGCCTAAGTGCTATAGCATCGGCTACGCTATGAGCGAGGCCGATGATGTGGGTACGCATCCAGACCAAGCACGGCTCCCAGTACCAGCCCAGCAAGGCAGACGAGGCTTTGCTCCTCCTGACGCGCCGGCTGATGCGCGAACGCGCTGCTGCTACTGCTTCAAGCCGCTAGGCAACGCCTGGTACGAAGAAGACACCACCGGCCGTCGCTACTGCGGCCTCGAGCACGCACGGGCGGATGGGTGCAGCGTCTAGCCTCCTACTACCACCGCCTCCGCCGCCTGCTCGACGAACCCGGGCCACGCGAGGATCGGGAGAGCACCGTCGTCATCTCGGACTGCCTGATCCGCGGCCTCGAAGACGGCTCGCTCCTCTTCTGCGCAGTCGACGGCGGCCCCCTGTCACGCCTGACCATCTCGCATTGCAACCTGGATGGCGCGGGCTTCCTGGAGTACGAGTCGAAGACGATGTTCGCGATCCACTGGGACATCGACCTGCTCCTCAGCTGTGACGCGACGATCCGGATCTATTGCGAACGCACCCGGGGCACGGACGACCGGGTGGACGCCGAGCTGGAGGACTGGCTCGGTGAGGACGCCTAACTGGATCGAGTTCGTCCTGCTCTCGCTGGGGGTCTACAGGCTTGTCCGATTCGCGGGGTACGACGACATCACCGCCCGGCTGCGAGCGTGGGTGACGATCCCCGACCGGGACTATGACGGGTGGATCGGCCTGCAGCACGAAGCCGAACAGGCCGGCGTCGCGTGGGACGAGTTCCTCGCCCAGCACGGCTGGCAAGCACCAGCGGGGTTCCGCTGGTGGCTGGCTCGCCTGATCAGATGCCCGTTTTGTTCGGCGGTTTGGATAACCGTCCCTATCTGGCTCGCGTGGCTATGGTGGCCTGATGGTACGGTGGAGGTGATGGTGCCTCTTGCGATCATGGCTGTGGCTAGCCTGACCGCGAAGGTGCTTGATCCCTGACGAGGAGATGACGATGGCGAGTCCTTGTGGATGCGGTGGTGGTAGTCAGCAGCGACGAACACGCGGCTCGGGTGTGCCAGCGTCGTCGCGGACGCAGCCCGGGTTCTGGTCGCCACCCCAGGCGAAGACCACGCCAAAGAAGCCGTAGACGGTGCAGTTGCCTCGTGTCCTGCGCGGCGCGACCGCCGCCGTCTCATATGCGAGTCCGCAGGCGATCCAGAAGCTGCTCTCGGGGGGTTGGCAGGATCGCGCGTACGGGTATTACGACGATCTCGGCGAGATCCACTACGCCGCGAACTTCCACGCCCGGATCGGCAAGCTCCGCTTCTACATCGGCCGCACCGACGCGAACGACGAGATCGAGGAACTCCCCGACCAGGGCAGCCTCCTCGACGCACTCGGCGACATCAACGCGCTAGCCGAAACGTGGGGCAGGCAACGCTTCCTCGGCGGCGAGTCCTACGCCTTCGAGTACCTCGAACTCCCCGAGCAGGACGAGCCCGTCCCCGAGGCGGCGGAGTGGCAGTGCCTGAGCCCGCTCGAGGTGAAGCGCCGCGAGGACGGCACCGTCGAACTCCTCGGCAGGCCGAAGTCGGAGAACCGGACGTACCAGAAGATCCCCTCTGAGGAACCCCTCCAACCGGGGGAGTGCCACCTCTACCGCCTCTGGCGGGCGCATCCCAAGAACGCGTACGAGACGGACGCCACGATGCGCGCCGTGCTCTCCGACTGCGAGCGGCTGAAGATGATCCGCGCGAAGGACATCAGCGAGACGCGGAGCCGGATCCCGGCGGGCATCCTGACGTACCCGAAACGGTCGTTCCCACCGAGCCCGGGGGATGAGCCCGGCCAGCTTCCGAAATCGCTCAGGGATCTGCAGGAGTCGCTGGTCCGCCCGATCCGCGATCCTGGCGACGCGAGCGCCCAGGTGCCGTTCATGGTCGGCGTCGACGGCGCGGCGGCGGATAAGCCGCAGGAACTCTTCCGCCACCTCACGTTGAACAGGTCGGATAGCGAGGCGGGGGATGCGGCGAAGGAGGAGCGGTCGGTGATCGCGATCGCCCGCGGCCTCGACCTCCCCGTCGAGTACCTGACCGGCGTCGGCGCGATCAACCATTGGGGTCAATGGTTCATCGAGGACCAGCTGTGGAAGAGCCATTTGCAGCCGTTGGCGATGGAGTTCTGCCGGGAGTGGACGGAGATCTACCTCACCCCGCTGACCGAGGATCCGAGCGTGGTGATCTGGTATGACGAGACGGACATCGTCGCCCAACCAGACAAGGGCAAGGACGCGAAAGACCTCTTCCCCCTGGGCGCGATGACGTGGGCCGAGCTGCGGCAGATGAACGGGTTCAAGCCCGACGACGGGCCCGACGAGACGCAGCGCGCGGAGATCGCCGCGTGGTACACCGCGATCAAGGGCACACCCGTCGGCGTAGCCCCGACCGACGGGTCACCGGGCGCCGTCGATCAGTCCCCGCCCGGCGCGAACGGGCAGACCGCGTCAGGCGACGGGCTCGCCGCGTACCGTGCCCGCGAGGTCGCCGGCAACCGGCTCGTCAACCTGATCCGCAAAACCGACCCGCAACTCCTGATCACCATCCAAAGCCTGCCCCGCTGCGACGTGCCGAAGTACGTCGGCCACGACAACGCGGTGAGACTGACCGGCTCGCAGACGCCGGAGCTGGTCTTGTTGGATGGGGCTGGGGAGACGTACCAGCAGTGGCTGGTCAGGCAGGGGTATCCGGTGAATACGGCGACGATGCAGGCGACGCAGATGCTCAGCGAGGTCGCCGCGGGCCTCTTCGAATGAGCTTCCGGCAGGGCCACATCAGCGTCAAACGCGAAGCGGCACGGCTCGAGCAGTCCCTCACCGACGACCTGTCCAGCGTCTTCCACAGTACGAGCCGCGCGATGGGCCTCGCCCTGCACGCCGCCGCGGAATGGTTCCGGCCCGACCCCGACGAGCTGTTCGACGCGGCAGCCCTCGAGGACGACATCGCCCGGCTCTTGACAGCGGCGAAGGTTCACCTGGACGCGGCGATGGCGGCCAAGCTGGGCATCGACGTGCTCGGCTACTACGACGTGCGGACGGTCGCTCACGCCGTCGCGATGCGCTACCGCGACGGCGCCAGCCTCGCCCTGCTGGAAGCATGGCAAGCCGGCGAGTCGGTCGAGCAGGCCGCGGAACGCCTGACCGGCCTCGGCAAATCGTCAGGCGAGTTGGTGGCCCGCACCTCGCTGAACGGGATGAGCAACGCCACGTCGCTTGCCGGGGCTCAGTTTGCGGGGATGCGCGTCAAGGTGTGGCTGACCGCCGGCGATGACAGGGTACGGCCGAGCCATGAGGCGATCGACGGCGAGGAGATCCCCCTCGACGCGGTCTTCTCGAACGGTTGCCGCTTCCCCGGTGATCCGATGGGGCCGGGTGATGAGACGTGGAACTGTCGCTGCACGACGATCTATGACGAGTCGAGTCGAGTCCTGAGGAGTAGTGGTATGGCTGATACGGTGGAACCCATGACCATCCGCGACGCACTCGCAGCCGCAGCCGACGCTCGCCAAGACGCGGCACCGCCCGTGCTCGCCAGGTGGGAGTCGCCGGGGATCGCCTTCCTCGACACGCTCACGTCGGACGGCCGCGCCCTGACCGGGGAGATCGACTGGCGGCAGCCACCCCTCCCCTTGATGTTCCAACCCGACAGCGCACACGGATCGATCCCCACCATGCAGTCGAAGATGGTCGGCGGGATCGACAAGCTCACAACCGAGGGCAACGCCATCTCAGCCAGCGGATCGCTGGACGACACGGAAGCCGGAGCCGCAGCCGCAGCCGCACTGTCGACGGGCCGGTTCGGCGTCAGCATCGACCTCGCCGTTCACGATTGGGAGGAGGTCTACAACAAGGACATGTTCGCCGGCCTGGAGGAACTCTTCGCCAGCGCCAGCGGCTCGACCAGCCTCAGCCTCGGCGATCGGAACGAGTCGTGGGACGGCGGATCGTCGATGCAGCCCGACGACTTCTCCAAGGGCTACTTCTGGAACGACCCCAACGGCGACGCGGCGACCAAAGCCGCATACAAACTCCCCTTTGCATCTCGTTCGGGTGGAACCCTCCACGCGGTGTGGAACGGCGTGACCGCCGCCGCCGCAGCGATCCAGGGCGCGCGGGGTGGAGTGTCGATCCCGGATGGGGACGTGGCCGGCGTCAAGTCGAAGATCGAGGCGTACTACACGAAAGCCGCGTCGACGTATTCAGACGACACGATCACGCCGCCCTGGGCCAGCGACGCGCAGACGGCGAGTGCGAGCAGCGACGCGGGGATCGCCTCCGAGGATGACGTCGTCGAGTCCTACTCGATCGAGGACGCCCTGTTCGTCGTCACCAGGGGCACGATCATGGGCGCGACGATCGCCCCGTTCGCCGCCTTCTCTGAGGCCCGGATCAGCCTCGTGTCGGCGGCGGAGCGGATCGTTCAGGTCAGCCAGCCGCAGATCATCACCCTCACCTACCAGCCGAAGGGCGTCAGCAGCGACATGCTGGCGGCGGTGGCTGCGCTCGAGGAGTCGGTGGCGCATGACCGGATCCCGACCTTGGCTGCGGCGGTTCAGGCGGGTGTGATGACGGCAGCGGAAGCCAGGGCGCAGCTGGGCTTGCCGGTTGATGTGCCCGCTCCTGCGCGGGGTGAGGAGACCCCGGACGTCGCCCGGCTCCTACGGTCTGTCGAGGAGTCGGCCGCCGACCGGGAGCGGGCACTCACCACCCTCACCGAAACCGTCGCTCAGCTTCAGGAGCGGAATGGTGGGCGGGGCGAGATCCGGTTCATCCGCGACGAGCAGGGCCGGATCACCGGCGCCGAAAGGAGCTAACCCGTGAGTATCTCGAACTACGCGGAGTCGGCGATCATGGACGCTCTGTTCAACAACGCCAGCCCGGCCGCGCTCCAACTCAGCAATCGGTACGTCAAGTTGCACACGGCTGATCCCGGCGAGGCAGGAACGACCGCGGCAGCGGGTGAGACGACGCGGAAGAGCCTGACCAGTGCAGCGACGTCGAACGGCGTGTTCACGTCGACAAACGACCTGACCTGGACGTCGGTCAGCACCACCGAGACGTACAGTCATATCTCGTTGTGGGACGCCAGCACGGCGGGGAACTGCCTCTGGGTCGGCGCGCTGACTGCCAGCAAGGCGGTGACGGCGGGGGATACGTTCGTGATCTCTGCCGGCCAGCTGACCGTGACGCTCGACTAGGCGAGTGGCGCATCCGCTGAAGCCGCGCGGCCTGGAGCTCTACCGGGAGGGCCGGACGATCCGCCAGATCGCAGACGAACTTGGCGTGTCCTACAACACCGTCCAGACCTGGGTGAGTGCAGCGGGCGTCAGCCGGAAACCCGGGCCGCGGAGGCGTGGCTGATGACGCTGCTCGCTGGTGTCGCCTACGACCCAGCGGTCGCCGTCAGCAAGGCGACGAGCAGCCTCTTAGCGTTGACGGCGTTCGACACGACGAACCTGCGCGTCACGTTCACCGCGCCCGCGAACGGGATCGTCTACGTGCGGATCCGAACGACGAGCGGTGTGGGTGCGGCGACGAGCGGGCAGATCCTGCTCGGCGTGCTTGACGGTGCGACGGTCAGGGGGCGCCAGTCACCGATGGCGAACCGGTTAGCGACGGGAACGACGCAGGTAAGCGTCGTCGAGTCCGCGTTCCTCGTCAGCGGGTTGACGCCGGGGAACTCGTATACGTGGGACGCGGCGTACGGCGTCGAGTTCGCCGTCGCTGCGACGAGCATCCGCTACGGCGGGCCGAACGACACGACTGCCAACAACGCGTACGGCGCCTTCATCTTCGAGGTCTGGTCAACGGAGCGGCTACTCGCCGGGAAGCTCTACGACCCCGGCACAGCCGTCACCAACCAGGCGCTATCCAGTGCTCTAGCGATTACCGCGCTGGATACGACGAACCTTCGCTTGACGTTCACAGCCCCTGCTTCGGGTGCTGTGCTTGTCCGCCAGCAGTGCATGTTCAGTGGCGGAACCGTCTACGGCACGATCCTTCACGGCGTATTGGACGGGGCGACCGTCCGCGCTCGCGTCAGGCCGCATCAAGGGATGCAGGACGTGACGCTGGCTGCGACAACCCACGCCAGCCTCGCGTCTCAGACGATCGTCGCGGGGCTGACCCCTTCCACGAGTTACACGTGGGACGCCGCGTACGCCGTGGAGACCGCCCTGGCCAGCCAGAACGTCAAGTACGGCGGGCCGGATAACGCGACGCAGGACGACGCGTACGGCGGGTACGCCTTCGAGGTGTGGGCGGCATGAGAGACCAGTCGCTCGTCACGACCGTGCTTCAGGCCAGCGCGGCGACGATCACCGGTGCCGCCGCGCTCGTCGGCAGCGGCACATCCACAAGCGCGGGTGTCGTCACCCGCCGGGGCGCGGCGACGCTCACCGGCACGGGCAGCCTCGCCGTGGCGGGGAAACGAACGACGTACGCATCTGCCGCGCTCAGCGGACTCGGCTCGAGCCTGGAAACTGGTGTCACAACGCGGCACGGTCAGGCCAGCCTGATCGGTGTCGGCTCGCTGGGCGCGACCGGGATCCGCCAAGCCAATGGCGCAGCCGTGCTGACCGGCACGGGCAGCCTCGCCGCGGCGGGTCACCGACTCGTCACCGCATCGACGCCACTCACCGCGACGGGTCTGCTGGTCGCGACCGGTACCCACATCAGCACCGGTCTGGCCGTGCTCAGCGGCACGGGCACGCTGAACGCGGCGGGTGTCGTCTTCGCCAGCGTTCATGGCGCAGCCAACCTGACCTGCGGCTCGTCGCTGAGCGTGGTGGGGCATCGCGTCGTCTATGGCGCGGCGGATCTCGCCTGCGGTGGCCCCAGCGTGGCACCACCCCCCGTCGTCACGGTCAGCGGCGGCGGGCCGATCCTCCGCATCGACCTCGCGAAGGTGGGGAGCGAGGCGCACCTGTTCGGCCTAGGCAACCTCTACGCGACGGGCGACCGGTTACTGGCCGATGACGAGGAAGCTTTACGATTAGCTGTCCAGTTATTGCTCTAGGCTAGGCTGGGTACCCGACAGAAGGGAGAGGCCATGAAACGCCTCCTCATCCTCCTCGTCGTCGGCACCACCCTCGGCCTGGCCGCTCCAGCCCAGGCAGCGTCAAGCGGTGTGCTGCGCGTCGCCTGCAACTTCTCACACCAGGCCTCGGATGATCCGATCGTCTTCCCCGGCCAACCCGGCGCATCCCACCTCCACGAGTTCTTCGGCAACACCACCACCAACGCGCACAGCACGCTCGCCTCGATGCACGCCGGGAACACGACGTGCAAGCTGGCCGGAGACACCGCCGGCTACTGGTTCCCCGCCCCGATCAGCCCCACGGGCCAGCCGTACCAGCTCCGCCAAGCAGTCGCCTACTACTCGAACAAGCCCGGTGGCGGCTATGTCCATACCGTCCCGGCGGGGGCGCAGATGATCGGCGGCAACAGCGCAGCCACCCAACCACAAGGCGTGAATCGGGTGAAGTGGGACTGCCTCGCCGACCCCAACGTCCCGATCTCAGCCGTGCCGATCACGTGTCCCCGCGGTGAGGAGCTGCAGACCACCATCCGCTTCCCGAACTGCTGGGACCAGCACGGCGTCGATCGCGGCAGCTTCGTTTACGGCAGTAAGGGCAACAGCTGCCCCAGCGGGTACGTGGCGATCCCCCATATCCGCGTCAGCTTCGAGTGGAACCGCTCCAGCGCCACCGGCTTCCACCTCAGCTCGGGCAGCCTGAACTCGGCGCACGCCGATTTTTTCAATGCGTGGAACCAATCGGTACTGGACGCTGAGTTGCGGAAGGCCGGGGTGATTCGTTGACGCTCTGCCAGTGTGGATGCGGCCAGCCAGCACCGCTCGCCAAGAAGACGGATGCGTCGAACGGGCGAGTCCTCGGCCAGCCGCAACGGTTCATCAACGGGCATGGTCGGAGACGACCGCTCTGGGACAGGTTCCGGGAGAAGGTCGAGTTCCGGATGGGTGACTGTTGGACGTGGCTGGCAAGCACGGGCAGTCACGGCTACGGCCAGATCGGGTCGGGCGTGGGCAAGGAGATGCGACTCGCGCACGTCGTGTCCTACGAGTTCTTCGTCGGGCCGATACCGGAGCGTATGGATCTCCACCACCTGTGCGAGAACCCGGCCTGCGTCCACCCGTTGCACCTTGAGCCAACCACGCGCAAGGATCACATCCAGCGGCATCGGGGTGATTCGGTAGGCTAGGGGTGGGAGAGAGTCCCCATTCTCCTTCCAGTGCTAGTGACCGGCCCGGCTCCCATCCGGGCCGGTCGGCCCTCCGAGGCGTGTTGTACGGTGTACTCGTCCCCGACGAGGAGCAATGAGGATGCGCGCTGAATGGTTCATGAACCCGCGGCTAGCAGAGCCGACGCCGTTCACGATCACCGCGGAGGGCCAGGTCTACGGCCACCTCTGCACCTGGCAGACCTGCCACCTGTCCTACCAGGCGGAGTGCGTCCAACCCCCCCACCACTACTCGGACGCCAGCGGCATGTGCGGCATCTGCGGCCGCGGCGAGGACACCCCCAACCACAGCCAGGCCGATTACCGCTACTTCCTACTCGGCGAGCTCGAGGCTGGGGCGATGCGCGTCGACGTCGGCCAGGTCACGTTCAAGACCGGGCACGCCCCCCTCAAGGTCGGAGCCAAAGGAGCCACCGCCCACTACGACGATACGGGTACCTGCGGCGCTGACGTCCGCGCCGGCGAGGACGAGCACGGCTGCTGGCTCGCCGGCGCCGTCCGCAGCCTCGGCGAGGACTCGATCCGCGAGTTCCGCGGCGCGAAACTGTCGGGGGATTGGCGAGCGATCCAGGGCCGCCTGGAACTGGTCGGCGTCCTGTCGGTGAACGTGCCCGGGTTTCCCGTACCCAGGGCGAGGATCGCGAGTAGTCCTCATGCGCATGCGATCAGCCTCGTCGCCGGTGCTAGCCCCGTCGATACGACACTGGTGGAACACCACGAAACCATGACCCGGCTGCGTCGCGAGTCGGGCATCCTCCGCGAACAGCTCCACCGCAGCGTCTCGTGAGCGTCCGCTCGCTGCGGCGGGCTGAGCATGATGGGTTCCTCCGCCAGGCGGGGTATTCGGTTAGCCTCAGCCAACTCCTCTTGCAGCGAGGCCGCATGCCGCCACCGCGAGTCCTGGTGCAGACGCACCCCACCCGCCTGAAACGCGCCAGCAGGCTCGCCCGCCAACTCAACGGCCACGTGATCGTCGACCCGGAACCAGAAGCCGGCGCGAACCCGTGGCGAACCTACGCCGCCTGCGTCCACGCCGCCGAAACCCAAGGCTGGACGCTGATCATCCAGGACGACGCCGTCCCCCACCCCCAACTCCTCGCCGCCTGCCAACGAATCATGGCCAGGTATCCAGCCGACGTCGTCTGCCTGTGGCACGCCGCGTATCCGCAGGTCAACGCGATGCGCCTCAGCCTCGCCCACGACAAAGGCCTCGCCTACGCCCAACTCCGAGCCAGCCGCTTCGTCCCCAGCGTCGCCCTCTTATGGCCGCCACACCAGATCAACCGGCTCCGCCGCTGGCTCCCCGACAAGCCGTGCGCGGCGGATGACGAGATGATCAGCCGCTTCCTCGCCCGCCGCAAATACCAAGACCGCTACCTCGTCACCATCCCCAGCCTCGTCGAACACGACGACGGCCTGCCATCGTTGATGGGGACGGACTGGGGCGGCACCCGGACGGCGCTCTACCCACCACCCGTCGACCTCAGCAGCGTCGACTGGGAAAGCAGCGCCTTGCCGCACCTTTGAAGGTAAATGTTATAGGATGGTGGGGTGGATGAACTTGTCGAACGAATCCTCGCGCGGGTAGTTCTTCAGGAGGATGGCTGCTGGGTCTGGCCGGGAGCGACCGGTGGCACCCCAACGCTTCGCTATGGGTTGATCCAGAACGGCGGGAAGCTGGCCTCAACCCACCGGACGATGTACGAGCACGCGAAAGGTCCGATCCCTGCCGGACTCGTGATCGACCACCTTTGCCGACAACCGCGCTGCTGCAACCCCGATCACCTGGAAGCGGTCACTCAGCGAGAGAACCTGCTGCGAGGTCAGACCGTGAACGCTGCGGCGGTGGCGCAGACGCATTGCATCCACGGTCACTCGTTCAACGAGGCGAACACGTACCGGCCACCCGGCCAGCCGAACAAACGGATGTGCCGCGCGTGCGCAGCCGAACGGCAGGCCCGTAAGCCGAAGCATCCACGGCGTCCGCAGACCCACTGCAAGCACGGCCATCCCTACGACGAGGTGAACACGTACACCGATCCGAAAGGCGGGCGTCGTTGCCGCGAGTGCCACCGGATCGAGATTCGCAGACGCGCCCTCTAGTTGCGCAGCGGCGGGATTTAGCCTACGGTCGAGGTGCTGGCGAAGCCAGTGATGCTCGGGCGCGAAGTCTCCCGGCGGTAGGAACCATCCCCCGCAACTGGAGAAGACACGTGGATCCCGAGCTCATCCCAGCACTCCCCGAAGACATCACCAGCCTCTCTGATGACGAGCTGGCCGAGCTTCGCACCAGGCTGCTCGACCTCGAGCAGAAGATCTACGACGCCGACGAGGAGACCGTCGGCGACGCCTCGAATGCTGAGGTGATGGCCGCCTACGAGCAGGTCGTGGAAGCGATCCGCACGCTGAACACGGAGCAGGCGAAGCGCGGCGAGGAGCAGCAGGCCGTCGCCGACAAGATGACGGAACTGCGCGCCGACGTCCGCGACCCCGAGCCTGAGAAGGCGGAGGAGCCGGAAGCCGATAAGACCGACGAAGCCGTGTCCGAGGACGAGGAAGAGGTCGTGGAGGGTGAGGTCGTCGAAGCAGAGCCGGAGCCGGTACTCGCCTCCAGTCGGCCGTTCCGATCCAAGCGCGTCGTCCGTGACGAGCAGCCGGAACCGGAGCAGGACTCGCTCAGCCTCGTCGCCTCATCGGACGTCCCCGGCTTCTCGTCGGGCACGCCGATCACGCGGCTGCAGCTGGCGGAGGCACTGATCGCGAAACGGCGCGCGTTCGTCAGCGCGCCGGAGGGGTACCGCGAGCAGGTCGTCGTCGCCACTGCGATCACCGAGTACCCGGAGGATCGGTATATCGGCGATGAGGACCCCTTGGGGGATCACAAGATCCGCAAGGCCGTCGGCTCGCCCGGCAGTGTGGAGATCGAGCCATTGGTGGCGGCTGGTGGGATCTGCGCACCGACTGACGTCCGCTACGCCTGGGACGTCCTCGGCAGCACCAGCACCCCGGTGTGGAATAGCCTGCCCAAGTTCGGTGCGGCTCGTGGTGGCATCCGTTTCCCGGTGATCCCGACCATCGCCAACATCACGACGGCAACGACGACCGTGACAGCCGATCAGGACGCGGCGGGTGGCACGACCGCCATCAAGGGCTGCCAGGAAGTCACCTGCCCCTCGTTCAGTGAGGTGCTGGTGGATATCGTCGCGGCTTGCCTGCAGTTCCCCAACCTGACCGCTCGCACCTACCCGGAGATGGTCGCCGGCTGGAACGAACTACTCGCCATCGCCCTCGCCCAGGAGATCGAGTCGAAGATCCTGACGTCGATCCAGGCCGGTAGCACCGACGTGACGGACATCGCGGAGGGCACGACGGTACCGACCGATCTCGGTGCGATCGGCCAGCTCTACCCCGTGCTGCTGCAGGCCGCAGCAAGGCTGCGGAACAACATGCGGCTCGACCCGAATGTTGCCCTCCGCGCCCTGATCCCCGCGTGGGTCTTGGACGTCTTGACGGCGGACTACTACCGCCGCCACAGCGTGGATCCGACAGCGAAGGCGAAGAACGACTTCGTGACGGCACTGAACAGGATCGGTATCCAGCCGACGTTCTACTTGGATGGAAGCGCGGCGGGTGCCCAGGTGATGGGCGCGCAGACCGCGGCAGCCCTCGTCACCTACCCAGCCCTGGCCGAGATCTTCCTCTACGTCGAGGGGACATGGCTCGGGTTGGACGGCGGCCAGCTGGATCTCGGTGTCGTCCGAGACTCGACGCTCAACAGCACCAACAAGTATCAGGTGTTTGCCGAGCAGTTCCTGAACGTCGCCAAGGTTAGCGGTGAGAGCGTCGCCCTTCGGATCCCGCTGGGTCCGACCGGCGCAGCTGCGCTGGACAAGACGACCACCTTCGCGACCAGCATGTAGGTCTGAGGGATGGCTGTAGCACTCGGAATCAGCATCGACGCCCCGGCGCCCATCGCGCCGAGGTACACCCTGCGGGGGGCGGCGGACGCGTCGCCTCCCGCAGATCCCCACTTCATGTACGGCGGGACGCTGGTCGGCTACCCGACCGGCCCCGCCTACGGGTGGGAGCTCTGCGACCTCACCCCGGCAGACAAGACAGCAGGCGGCGTGACCGCGCAGGAACCGTTCTTCGGCTTCATGGCAGTCCTCGGAGTCGCCTGTACCGTTCGCGGCCTCGACCGCACCCTCTTGCGGGAGCGAGCGTTGGCGGCGTTCCAGGTGTACGAGGACGCGGTCGTTGAGAAGCAGTTCTGGAACGGCTCCTACGGGTCAGCGAACCCGCACCTGACCGACGCCGGCGCCGAGGTCTTGGGTGGCGGCACGGCGAAGGACGTGATCACCGCCTTCGCGCTCTTGGAGCAGGAGCTGGCGGAGCATCAACAGAGCGGCCTGATCCACGTCTCGCCGCGGTTGGCGACGTTCGCGATGGCGGCGAACCTGGTCATCGCCGACGGCGCGTACCTGAAAACACGGCTGGGTACGATCGTCGTTCCCGGCCAGGGCTATGACGGCTCGAAGCCGGAAGCCTCCGCGGCGTTGACGGCGGACAACGAGTACGCGTTCGTGACCAACGCCGTCCGCGTGATGCGCGCCCCCGAACCCCAACTCTTGGGCGCGTCGGACGCGGAGGCGGTCAACCACGGCAACAACACGTTCACGTTCATCGTCGAGCGGGAGTACGTCGTCGCCTGGGATGGAGCAGTCCAGGCCGCCGTGCTCGTCGACCCATCACCCAGCCTGGCATAGCGGAGGAACCTAGATGCCCCAGCTACCACAGAAGTGCCTGACGCCGGTCAAGGCGTGCGCCCTCCGCGTCACCCGCCTGGAATCAGACGGGACAGCCGCACCCGGCCCCAACAACAGCTACGTCAGCAACAAGTTCACGGAGATCGGCGTGACCACCGAACTCCGCGAAGGCGCCGAGCAGGAACTCTTGGACGGGTGCGGCTGCCCGATCGTCGAATTCAAAGAGGACGACTCGTTCAAACGCTGGACATTCACCGTCTCGGTCGGCGCGCTCGAGTTCGGCCTGTTGGAGATGATGCTCGGCACGTCGCTGATCTTGGACACGAGCACGATCCCCGTCCCCATCGGCATGCAGTTCGTCACCCCCGCCGCCTGCGGCGTCAACCGGCCACAGGTCGCCCTCGAGGCGTGGAGCCGAGCGATCGCGTATGACGAGTCTGACCCGGATCTGCCGTACTTCCACTGGGTGTGGCCGGGCGTCAAGTTCGCCCCGGCTCCCGGTGACCTGACGCTGGGCGCCGACGTCGCAGCGACGGCGCTGAACGGGACGGGAGTCCAGAACACGCGGTTCGGCGACCCCTACAACGAGCTCCCCGAAGAGCCACTCGGCTCCGGCCTCGTCTTCCTGTCCGACGACTTCCCGACCATCGCCTGCGGGTACCAATCCATCGGAAGCTAGCCCTGAGAGGCTCTAGCCTGTGGCTCAGATCCTCGTCAGAGCGACCGTAACCACTGACGGCTACTGCGCCGGTTGGGTCGGTTACGTCGATGACACCGACCCCGTCGTCCAGGAACTCATAGCCGGCGGGTACCTGACGACGAACGTCACCGTCCTCCCGCCGCCGACTGAGTTGTGTTGCTTGCCGCCGGGTGGGACGACGAACCAGATCCTCGCCAAGGTCTCAGACTTGGACCGGGATGCGAACTGGCAGAACGCGCCGCCCAGCCTCCCAGCGGGTCCAGCCAGTGGCGTGCTCAGTGGGACGTATCCGAATCCGATCTTCGCCGAGGACATGGCAACCCAGACCGAACTCGACGCTGCCGTCGCGGGTGTCCCGGAGCAGGCGCAGGACGCCGTCGCCGCGATGATCGCAGCGGGGACGCAGACCGGCCTGACCGCCACCTACAACGACGCATTGGGGACGTTCAGCTTCACCGTCACCGGCGCACCACCAAGCGGCACGGCGGGCGGCGTCCTCACTGGCACGTACCCCAACCCGACGTTCGCCAGCGATATGGCGACGCAGGTCGAACTGAACGCGAAGCAGCCACTCAACGTGATGGACTACGGCGCAGTCGGCGACGGCACAGCGGACGACACGACAGCCGTCCAGAACTGGGTGAACGCCTGTCAGGCAGCGAAAGGCTTCGGCGTCTCACCGGGTGGGAAGACGTTCCGGATCACGACGACGCTGGCGTTCCCCGGCTCCGGCTACTACAACCTCGACTTCGGCGGGTCGACGATCAAGAAGGACGCCGCGTTCGCCAGCCTCGCCTACGCCATCAACGTCACCGGCAACGCGCAGATCAAGAACCTCGTCGTCGACGGCAACCGCGCCGCCGGCGCGCTCGGCTTCGGCTTCCACTTCAGCAACCTGAACGCGAACGACGTTCACCTGACCGACGTCCGCGTGATCAACAACTTCAACACGGCGATCGTGATCGACCTGGCGACCGTCAAGGTGACGTGCCGCAGCGTCGACTGCTCCAACAACTCGACGGCGGCGGCGGGGTCAAGCGACGGCTTCCGCGTCACCGCCGGCCTCTTGATCATGGACCGGGAGTGCCAGGCCAACGACAACGAGCGCGCCGGGATCTTCATCGACGCGGGCGCGCACACCGACACCGTGATCAACGGCAGCGTCCGCCGGAACCTCCAGCATGGCGTCCAGATCAACGGCGCGAACACGCACGGCACGAGCCAGTACCTCTATGGAGACGACAACAAGAACTTCGGCCTGGTCATGATCAACTCGGCGGGCACGTTCCTGGCCGCGGCGAACTGGAACTTCGGGCACGTCGAGATGTGCCGCACCGGAGCCGCGATCGGCGGCACGTACACCGCCAACAACGCGGGCACCGGAGTCCAGGGGTACGGCATCCGCAACAACACGTTCGAGAAGATCATCGGCCGCGGCAACCTCGGCTACGACTTCATCATGGTCGCCGGGAACAGCGCCGACTCGGCGACGAACTCGAAGCAGAACCAGATCGCGACGATCCTGGCGACGAACATCGGCCCGACCGGAGTCGGAGCCGCCGACAATGATCCCAGCACCGTGCTCAGCGCGGGCAGCAGCTACAACCACATCGGCCAGATCACCTGCTACGGCAAGACGATCGCCCTCGACTTCGGCGAGTCCTCCGCGATCAAAACCAACAACGACAACTACGTCGGCCAGGTCTACGCGTATGGCTCGTCGTACACCGCCGTCCTGTTCGGCTTCGGAGCGCGCAACTACGTCGGCGAGATCATCGCCCGGGAGAACACGATGGGCCACCCCGGCAGCGGCGCTGCCCAGTTCAACTCGCCCGTCCTCTTCTTCAACGACGCGTCCGTCACCGCGAACCTGGTCGACCGGCTCGACCACTACACCAGCGGCACCGCCTTCTCGTACCTCGCCGAGTTCGGCGCGGCAGCGACGAACAACCAGGTGACGCGAGCGCGAGGAGCGTTCGCGACGGCACTCAAGCAGGACGCGGGAACCGGCAACACGGTGACGGCGGGCTAGGGGTACGGTAGAGGCATGACTGCGACCCGGCCATACACCAACGAGGACGCGCAGGACGCGCTCGCGCAGATGATCGCGGCCGGGACCCAATCCGGACTGACCGCGACGTACAACGACGCGGCGAACAGCCTCAGCTTCACCGTCCCAGCCGGCACGTCGTA